TTTGTCTGTAGTAGAGTCTTGGATTATAGAAGATGAAGTACACGATAAGTCTAAGAAATACGATATGGATCTACCAGTAGGAACTTGGATGGTTTCTATGAAAGTGAACAACGATGATGTTTGGGAAAACTATGTTAAAACAGGTAAGGTTTCAGGTTTTTCTATAGAAGGGTATTTTACAGATAAAATAGAAATGAGTACAGAATTATTAGATGAATCTGAAGCAGAAGAAATATTATTTGAAGTAAAAGACTTTATAGAATCGAAAAGAACAGAACTTGCATCTTACAGCGACTATCCACAAGGTGTAGTAAATAATGCTAAAAGGGTATTGGAATATGTAGAAAAAAATGGCTGGGGTTCTTGTGGCACTGCTGTGGGAAAACGTAGAGCTTCACAACTAGCATCTAAAACACCATTATCTGTTTCTACTATAAAAAGAATGAGAAGCTTTTTAGCTAGACATAAAAAAGACCTAGAAGTATCTAAAACATATTCTGATGGATGTGGTAAACTTATGTATGATGCTTGGGGTGGTAAAGCTGGTCTTAGATGGTCTGTATCTAAACTAAAAGAATTAGGCGAAATAGATTTATCATCTCAAGTTGTAGATGATGACTTTGCAATTATAGATGATAGACTAGCATATTCTAGTAAAGAGAAAGCTGAAGAAATGGCTAAAAATATTGGATGTGAAGGTTTTCACGTACATAACTTTGAAGGTAAAGATTGGTATATGCCTTGTAAAGAACATATAAAAGAGGATATGCAGAAATGTCCAAAAGGATTTGTAAAAGACAAAACAGGTAAATGCGTAAAGAAAAGTATGTATGCAGAAGTAGGTCCAAGAGGTGGTATTAGAAAATCACCTAAAGCACCTGGTTCAAGTACACCTAACCCCAATCCTAAAGGAAAAGGCACAGCTAAAGGAACTGCCAAAGGTAAAAGAGGTGCTAAAGTATCTGCAAAAGATAGAGCTACGCTACAAAAGAAAGCAAATGAATTCAACGAAAAATATAAATCTAAACTAGGTTATGGTGTAACAGTAGGTATGTTGGCTAGTGTATATCAAAGAGGACTTGGTGCTTTTAACACAAGTCATTCTCCTAAAGTGAGATCTGCTTCTCAGTGGGCATTTGCGAGAACCAACGCATTTTTATATTTAGTTAAAAATGGTAGACCACAAAATCCAAAGTATACTACGGATTATGATTTACTACCTAAAAAACATCCTAAAAGTAAAAAGTAATGATACGTAGAAGAAAAAACGCAACTGTAAGTAGAAGTTCACCTAAAGGTGGTAAAAGAGGGTGCTTATGTCCAGATGGCCTTACCTATCATTCTAAGTGTTGTGATGGCACTCTAGAAGCTCAAGGAATTGGTAATATTACAGGAGATGGAACTTAAAAATCTAACATATTAATAGTAAATAATTATTTAAGTGAATTATTTAACAAATATATTAATATGGAATCTCCAAAAGCGACAACAATTTTAAATGAAATTTTGCAGAAATTGTCTAAGCTTACTAAGGAAGATGAATTAGCTCAAGGCATCAAAGAAGAAGAAGTCGTTGCAGAAAATTTATCTGAGCAAGTAAAAGAAGACAACCAAGAAACAAAGCAGGAACTTTCTGAAGAAGTAAAAGAAACTACTGAAGAAGTTGCTGAAGAAGAGCTTTCTGATGAGTCTACAGAAGTAGAAGCAGAAGAAACTGAACTGATGGAAGGTTATGTTAAGAAAGAAGAATTTGAATCTAAAATATCTTCTTTAGAGTCTAAAGTTGCAGAGCTTATGAAGAGAGTAGATGATGAGATGGGATATCACGATAAAGAAAAAAAAATGATGTCTGAGCAAATCAAAAAACTTTCTGCTGAACCTGCTGCTGAAACTATTAAGCATAGTCCAGAAACAGAAGTAAAAAAAGCTAATAATAGCTTAAGAAACCCAAATAGACCTATCAGTACACTAGATAGAGTTTTATCAAAGATTAGTAATTAATAAATAAATAAATAAAATGGCAATAACAATTTCAAATGATGTTACCAGAATTTTCCCTAAATATGAAGCAATCTCTGTTGGCTCTACTCTAACAGGTGCAGATAGTGGGAAGGTTTTTAAGGTAAGTGGTTCAGGTGGTACAGTAACTTTACCTGCACCAAAAGAAGGCTTCAACTGTAGATTTGTTACTACTGGTGCTATGGATACAGCAAACACAGTAATAGCAGGTGGTACAGCAGATGTAATGGAAGGTAGTTTAATCGTTGCAGGTGCAGTCGTAGACGTAGATGCAGCAGACCAAATTAATTTTGTTCACGGATCATCTAACTTAGGTGATTTTATCGACATATGGTCTGATGGTTCAAACTACTATGTATTTGGTAACGCACTATCAAGTGGTGCATTAACAGCAACAGGATAATAAATAAATAAATATATATAAAATGGCAACAACTAATAATTTAACAACAACTTATGCTGGAGAATTTGCTGGTAAATACATTTCTGCTGCACTTTTAAGTGGAGATACTTTAGGAAATGAGCTTATTACTATCAAGCCAAATGTAAAGCATAAAGAGGTACTAAAGAAAGTAGCTACTGACTCGCTTGTCAAAGATGCTACTTGTGACTTTGATCCTACTTCAACATTGACATTAACTGAAAGAATCCTTACTATGGAAGAATTTCAAGTTAACTTACAATTATGTAAGAAGGATTTTGTAACTGACTGGGAAGCTATCCAAATGGGATACTCAGCATATTCTAATTTACCACCTTCATTATCTGATTTCTTAATTGCTCACGTTGCAGATAAGACAGCTCAGAAAATGGAACAAAATATTTGGAATGGCTCAAATTCTACTGCTGGTGAGTTTGATGGTTTTAAAACTACTTTACTCGCAGACTCTGATGTAGTAGATGTAAGTGGTACTACGGTAACTGCTTCTAATGTAATAACTGAGCTAGGTAAAGTTGCAGATGCGATTCCTAGTGCAGTTTATGCTAAAGAAGATTTATTCATCTATGTTCCTTCAGGAGTATATAGAGCTTACGTAAGGGCTTTAGGTGGATTTTCATCAAACATTGGTGCTGCAGGTACAGACAACAAAGGTACTCAGTGGTACAATGGTGGAAATTTAACCTTTGATGGAATCAACATCGTACTGGCACGTGGTTTAGCAGCAGATACTATTGTCGCTGCTGAAAAATCTAACTTGTATTTCGGTACTGGTCTTTTATCAGATCACAACGAAGTTAAAGTTATTGATATGGCAGATATCGATGGTTCACAGAATGTAAGAATCGTTATGAGATTTACTGCTGGTATTCAGCACGGAATAGGTAGCGACATAGTTCTTTATTCTTAATAGGTAATTAATAACAAGAAAGTGGGTAGTTCATTCTGCCCACTATTCTTACTAAAATAAATAAATATGGCTTGTGTTTTAACTAGATCTCGTGCTGAAGCTTGTAAAGACGTAGTTGCAGGTATCAAAGAAATATACTTTATTGACTTTGGTGGTTTAG